ATAATAGCAGTACCAATTCCAATTACACTAGTTCCTGGTAATGTTGAAGTTTGAATAGCAACATTACATACAGTTTGAACACCTACTCTATAACCAGATCCTGTATTAGCAATACTTACAGACTCAATAGTACCTGCTGTAGAAACAACTGCAGTACCTCCTGCTGCTACTAATGGTTGATAACCAAATCCTTCTGTAGAAGCAACTGAAACAATTGCACCACCCAAAGGAAGTGTTCCTACATTAGGATCACTAGCAACAGAACTTCCTGTTCCTGTAAAGGTAATAGTGGTAATACCAGTAGTGGTTTGAGATAAATTATAATTACCACCTATATCAAGAGAACCAGGAATTTGGAATACGTCATTAATAAGAATAACTGCATTATCTGTTGTCAATCCAGCAACATTTCCTGCGCCTGATTTAAGAGTGAAATCTGCCTTCTCTCCAGTAAACTGATCAGAAAGACTATCAAACACATAGTTTCTATAATATGTTTCATAAGGAGTATCTGGAACACCAGATCTCATAAACATTCTTCCTTCAAAACTAGATCCAGTTGAAATACCAACCCAATCCCTTTCATCAGGTCTATTTGTTGAAGTGCTTAATGGAACATTACCACTTGGAGCAGCCACAAAGTTTATTGTATTATCAACAATATTATAATTACCAATAACTTTAGTAACTACAGCAGCAGTGCTATATCCAGCAAGTGCTGTACCCATCCAAGGTCTTCTGACTTGTATTCTATTTGTCAAACCTATACCAACACCATCAACCCTCATTATCTCATCACCAATCTTAATTAAATCTCCACCAAAGATTGATGTAATACCAGCAAGATTAATAAACTCATCAGTAGTCAAAATTTGAGAAGTTAGATGAGATGTAACTGCAGTAGAAACAATTGGTGATTGAATTATATTATCAATAGATACCAATAATTTTGCATTTTGATTAACTGAATTAAATCTATGAGAAGTTCCTATTCCAACACTAGTAATATCAACTACATCTGGAATAGTCTTTAATGCTTTCTCAGCAGTCTCAGCAAGTTTAATAGTATCATCATCAACCTTAACAGCATATAATGTGCCAGGAAGTTTATTAGTTGTACCAACTCCCACAAATCCACTAGTAGTAGCAATACCAACTGCCATTGTCTTACCAGCACCAGCATGATTATAAAGAAGTTTTTCTCCAGTAACAAAGAAGTGGTTGGGTAGAATAATAACATTATCATCTGCTTTAACAATAGAACTATCTTCACCAACAAATGGTTTCTCAAATATAGTATCTGATCTATGCTTTAATTCAAATTGTCTCTTAACAGCACGATCAGTTCCTTCATAATCTCCAAATCCAGATTCTATAGCACCATTATCAAAGTCAATTGTATCTTTAAGATCATCTTCAATCTTTAATACATTACTCCATACATTTGTTTGAACATCCATACTTGCATTAGGAGTAAACACAATGGACATTGTTCCAGCCGCTGAAACCCTACTTCCAATTGTTCCTAAACCAGCATTACCAGAATAAACATCACCAAACTGAACATCATAACTTTCTTGTGCTTCATCCTCAACATAATCATTAATACAAAGGAATTCAGATAGTTGATATGCCTTATTAGTACAATCAGTTATTTGAACATAAGCATATGCAGCCTGATAGTCAGGTGGATATTCTGCTATAATATTTTCAATTGGAGATGTTGTAGAACCAATACCAGTACATCTAGATTCAAGAATACAATGTTTTAATTCTACTGTTGATATTCCACTATATTCGGAAGATGCCATTCCAACTAACATAGTGTTAATAGCACCAGTAGTACCAATACCAACACCAGAATTTGGATAGAAATCAAGCTTTAATAGATCATCCTCAATATATCCATGATAAGTTCCCATACCAGTACGAGACACATATCCTTCCGTTATATTCGTCGATAATCGACCATATTCCATTACTTCAACATCTGTTCCATTATGAATAATATTAAATTGATTATATTCAAATTCTTCGTAATTAATATCAGGATTAATTGATACTATCACATGAGCAGATCTATAGGTGCTTGCAATACCTACAATTGTTGTAGTTCCAATTCCAACACCAATTGCTACACTTTCCGTATCTACAATAGAAGGTCCAACTACTGTACTACCAGTGCTTAATGCATTATCATCCAAATTAAAGGAAAGACTAGCAATCCAATAATCATTAACAGAGTATTTGACAGGATACCATCTTAATTCACCTAAACTACCAGAAATTGCAAAATCAAAATCACCTTGGTCATAAACCGTGTCTATTTTTCCATATTGATTAAGATATCCAAAATTATTATCATGAACAATGTCAACAATAGTTAATTGCCTTTGAGCAGTAAATCTCTTATCTTTAACATAAAGGAAATACTTCAATGCTCTTCTTTCTGCTAAAGTCCAAGAAGCAACTGTCGTAAATCTAGTAGATCTTGGATTACTATTAAATGTTCCACTAAAGTCATCAATTGAAACTACCCTGTTACCAATTGATTCATCATAATCCTTTAGAATCCTACTTGAGAATGTTATTTCTGTAGAAACAGTATCTTTACCAATTATCAAACCATTTTCTGATGCAAGATCAAAATCTTCAACACAATTCATATCAACTATTGAGAATTGTTCTGCAACAATCCCATAAGCAGATAATTCAGTTGACAAACCAACTTTTAATGAGTCCGTATCATCTGGGGTAGATTCTAATTGATAATCACTAAATTTCTTAAATCCTATTGTATGATTCAATGTAGAAACAGGATCATCCCATACACCCAAATCAACTCTAGAACTTAATGAGTATGAAAGGTTCTGATAATAATCACTATCTTGGAATCTTTGCAGAGTTCTATTAAAGAATCCAGATTCTGTTTCCCAACCACCTTCAATTCTAGCAGTCGCACCTAATGTAAGATATGCATCAAAGGATTTGATAGATGAAGCAACTCCTTCAACTCCAGAAGCACTTCCAACAATAATATCTCCAACTACAAAATCTTTTTGTGCGGAAATTCTCAAAATTCCTGTATTTGGACTCCATGATTCAACTACTCCTGTAGTACTACTTAATGTACCTGTAACGGTTTCTCCCTCAACATAGTCACTTGAATCCGTAAGATCAATTCTAAACGTTGGGAAATTTTTCTGAGAAACAATTCTTCCTGCAGAGTTAACAAAATCAAATTGACCTGGTGTGAGTTCAGGTGCTAAATCTCCAAAGAAGTCAGTAAGATTATAAGTGATACTTCCAATACCACCATAATTTTCATGTATATTGGTTAAATTAAAGAGTTTATAATCATATTCAGCAGAATTATATCCTCTTCCCGTTGATCCTACACCTACAGAAATACCTTCAATAAATACTAATTCTCCAACTGAGAATGGGAAAGTATCAGCAGTACTATATCCAACATTTAATTCAACTGTTACATCTTTACTGGTAGTATTAAATCCAATAGTGCTAATACCAACACCATTACTATTGTGTATAGGAACAACTGTAGGTGGTGCATCATGCATACCAAATGTATTTTGTAAAATCTCTACATTTGGATTTCCTAGTTCATAAGATAAATCTAGATCTAAAACTGGTTTACCAGTAAATCCATCAATTACAACCAAATCAGGATTAGCATTATAACCTCTACCAAAAGAAGTTACTCCAACCTTTTGAACAGATTTAAGAGCATCCAACTGAATGATTTGAGGCATTGCAGCTGATGGCATTAATGTTGGGTCAGATGGGAAATCATATCCAATATCTGAAAGAGTTACTGTTTTAATCTTACCAATAGAGGTACTAACTCCAGAAATAATTGCATTAGTTCCTAAAGCACTCTTAATAGTTGTAATTCCAGGAAGATTGTAATAATTTTCTCCTGGATTTTTTATTTCAAATTCAGCTATTTCACCATATGCACTGTCACTAGTAGTTTCATAAGTTAAAGCAGATAATTCTCCATATGATGCTCTTTCTGGAATCCTTGATAAAGTATACGTAAATTGATTAGTAGCAGCTATGGTAATCCTTTGACCATTTTCTCCACCCTCATTATACAAACTTTCTAAAATTTCTACCTGACTTCCAGAGATAACATCTTCATCTACAGTAATTTCTTTCTTTACAGCAGGAAGGTTACTATCATAAAGAGGTTCTAATCTATAGAATAATTCATGAGGAACTTCTTTTGTTACCTTTAAAGTAACACTAGCATTTGTTGTGATACCAGGAGCTCCACTTCTTACAACATTAAAGTCTTTTGTTAATGTAGAAGTATCCCAAATCTTAGTAAAGTTTTCATCCTTATAGAAAGTTAATTTAAATGCAGAGTAAGTTGTTGCTTGATTTACATAAGATAAAGATGAATCAGAAACATCAAATACAGCACTACAATCTTTATATAATTCTATTCGAGGATTTATTGGATTAATTGTTCCTCCATCACCAGCACTTGTAATTCCAACTATTGGTGGTTTAGATTCAGTTGATTCATGATAAGTAGGAGACAATTTAAATGTATTATCATCAATTCTAACAATGTAATATATGTCATTATCCGTTAAACCACCAGGTACAGCAGATGCTACACCTACAGTATGAATAACTTTATCACCTGTCTTATATCCATGATTTGTTATAGTTAATTCATTAGTGGTGGTGTTTACACCCGATGCTGCAAAAGTCTTAGGATTGATTATTAAATTTCTATTAAAATCATTATATTTCACTACAATTGAAGTGTCTATACCTGGACTAACATTCATGAACACTTGCTGGTCATTTAATAGACCATGAGTTTCTCCCGTAGAAACAGTAACCTTAGTTCTATTAATTTCACCCGTAATAACATTATAATTCGTCTTAAGACTGTGGTATACTCCAGTTCCTATTCCTGCAAAGAAGAACGTTGTAGAGTCCCTCTGTGTGCTTGCAATGCCCACAAAAGTACCCGTAGTACCTAAACCTACCCTACAAGTGGATAGACCAAGTATGTCTTTATTAACAACTGCTGCAAATAAAGTTTGTCCATTTACTAAAGTTCTTTCTCCAACAGAACCAGCTTTACCATCCTCAAATATTTTAATACCTGTTCCATTACCAGGAGAGTAAGTTAACTTATCACCCGTTATCAAATTATGATCAGGAAGATACATTTCTTTAGTCTTCACATAAAGCATTGTGAGACCAACACCAGGATTTGCGAACCTAAGTGTACTACCAATACCTACACCAGATAGAGTGTTTATACCAACAGTTTCTTTAGGTTCAAAGTATATCTGTGTATTTTGTTTCCATTCATAACTGGAGTTAATTCCAGCCTGAACAACAACTTTACGAGGTTGTTCGAGTAATATAGATGTAACAGTATGAGAGACTCCTGTAACCCCATTGTAACCCCTTAGAACCCTTACTTTACCAAGATTAGGTTCTATATTCAATACCTTAACTGTTTCGGTTCCTATGCCTAAAATATCATTAGGTCTGATAGCTGGGAATTTTAAATCACCTTGAACTGTAAAGTGAGTAACTATTCCAGTAGCACCATCAGTTCCAATAGCCACAGCAGTGGTTCCTAGACCAGTTACAACTAAACGATTAGATGTTATACCTACATTATATGTTCCTTCAATTCTAGATGAAGTTGTGGATAATCCCGTGACATTTATAATATCCATATTCATCCAACCAATAGGTTCATCATTCACAAGAGTGTAATAACCTTTTTGTGGACCTGGATAAACTTCTAATCCGCTTATTGAACTTGTAGCAACACTAACCTCAGTAACACTTTTACCAACAAGACGTGATACTGAAGCAGCAGCCTTACCACCACTAGTTCCTTCATTATTGAATACTACACTATCACCTACTTCATAATTTTTTCCACCAGTGGTAATTCCAATACTCTCAACAACTCCTGGAGAAACCCCTTTAAGATCTATATGCTGTTTCAATTTATTAGGAAGAGGCATATATTGATATTGTTCATCACCCTCGATCAAATTATAAGGTGCAGTATTTCTATAGAAACTTGTACTCCATGTAGACTCTTCTTTAACATCAGACAGAGACATATCCTTTCTAAGTTTTCCTTTAGTCAATAGATAATCATCTTGATTGGAATATTGAGTAAAGTTAAATTCGTCAGGAGTTGACTGATAATTATCACCTAAAAGATAGGGGAATATTGGTAATTTGTAACTATTAAATTGTCCTCCTTGTTCAGCACCAGAATTGCTAATAGTTGCAAAATATGCATATACTCCATTTGGATATTGTGGAGTAATACAAAATCTTCCATTATTACCATCTAAAACAGTTTCATCAGTTTTCTCTTTATATGTAAAGTCTTCTACAAAGAATCCTGGTCCAAAAACAGTTAAAGGTGGTCTATTTTCTTTACTTGCTGCTTCTTCAACATAACCAGATTTCATCTGAACTACAGATCCACCCTCTTTCTTAACATAACCATAAGGACCATAAATTGGATTTCCATCATATGCCCAACCAATAATTGGAGAGTGATCTGGAGACTCAATTTCTTGTCCGTTAACACGTTTTAAGTCGGGTTGACCATATAATGACACTCCCTCCTGATTCGTCGCATACATGCCCTCTCTGAGTTTCCTGGGAGCATATAAGTGTGTGTATTGAAGTCCATAACCTCTATTCAATCCATTTACAATAATTCCATCATCAGAGGTTATTTGCTCACCTTGATAATACTTCTCAAATAAATTTATAGTCCATTGTTGAACATTAGTACGAAGTTTTACTTCAGATCCAGGTGAAAGAACTGTAATAGATGTAGTTGATGATCCATATCCAGCTCCTTTATTAAGAACCTTTACTTCTTCTAAAAGATAAGTTGCTGTAGTTCCAACTCCCACAGTTTTTAGAATAGGAGTTAATACAGCACCGAAACCAGATCCATCTATTTGAAGATCAGGAGGAGCAATATAATCTTTACCTTTATGTTTAACATACACTTCAGTAATAGATCCACTATTCACAATAGGGATAAGTTCAGCTCCAGTACCAGAAGATAAAGTTACATCAGGTTCTCTATCAAAATTAATAACCTCAGAAGATCCATATCCAACTCCTTTATCAATCAAATGAATAGATGTAACTTCTCCTCTGAATATTGGTTGTATTTTAGCTTCAAAAGTTTCTGTCCCTACAGATGCTACTCCAACTTTTCCAGTTAAAGATACATTAATAGGAGGATAATTAAATTGATGAGTTCCTACACCAATATAAGTTAAATCACGGAATTGTTTTGTTTTATAATAGAAATCTTTAGCAGTAGTTCCTACACCAACACTTGTTAACTTAAAGTTATCATCATCAACAAAACAAACATAGTAATCTGTAGCAGTTGTTAAACCTGTAATAGGTGTTCCTGTGCAAGTATAATTAACAATCTCTCCATTCTTATAATCATGTTTTTCAATTTTTATTTGATCTGAAGATGTATTAATTCCTGCAGGTTGTACAGTTCTCTTCTTATTTTCATAATCAGATCCAGATGTAAGTACATTAATAGATTCAACAATAGATTTTGTATTATAAGCCTTTATAAATTGTACACCATCACCACGAGCAGTAAGAACAGCAGTTTGAATTCCTGCTAAAGCACCTGCTTGTGTAGTATGAAGTCGTATTACAGTTCCACCAGTTCCAACTACAGAAGCATAGTAACTTGCATCACTTGTTAATCCAGCAATGATACTTTGCCCTTTAGTGTCATATACTACTCTCTCACCATTCGCAAATTTATGATAAGTTGAGAATCCAATTGTAGATGGTAAATCTCCTGTTGTTCCCAATCCAACTTTACTAGAATTAGAGAAGAAAGGAACAGAATGTGCAACTGATTGCATATTTACACCAACAGTCGCACCTTTACCATTTCCTCCAGTAATTGTTACTACAGGAGTTTCTTCATATGCAAATCCAGCATCTATAAGTCTTATATCTTGTAAACTTCCTTTAACTGCAACACATCCTGTAGCACCTGTACCAACAGCATCAGCAATTCTAGCAATAGGAGGATTTATTACATCATATCCTTTACCACCACCAAGAACATCTATGCCTGTAATTTCTCCATAAGTAATTTTATCATAAGATTTGTAATTTAGAATTTCTACACCATTTGCAAGAATACCAGTAGTACCTGGAGTGGTTTCATATATGGTTCCAGTATTAATTGGTGGATTAATTGATCTTACAAGTTTTTGAGATTTTAAAGTCTCTTCATGGAAACTAAATGGTTCAATTCTATTATCTGTTACAATTCCAACATTATCAAGAGATACATAATTTTCAAAATAAAGATCAGATCTACTTTTTGCAAGTTTAATGCTATTTGCATCTACTCGTTTAACAAAATAAAGACCTTCTGAATTAGGAAATAGTTCTGATTTAATTACATAATTATCTAACTTAGTACCACTGGTAGTGTCTACATAGATTTCATTGATTATCTGTGGTGTATAATAAATCGCATCTCCAGTGTAGTAACCATGATCAAAAATAGGTACACCAACAGGAGTAGTAGCATCTGCAATTATGTTAAATGTATCTCCCTCAAAACTTCCATTAAAGATAATTCTATTAGCATTAACACCCAAAGAGGAACTATCATATGATGGAATAGATGGAGATGTAATTAAAAGTTTATCTTCTGCTCTTTCCTTATAAACGTTCTGAACATCACTAGAAAATACAGATGCTTCAGGGAAGTTTAATGCATTTACTTTTGCAATTTTTCTTTCAATGATATAAGGATTATCCTCAAGATAACGAGTAACATCAATTTCTCCTTGCTCTTTCATAATGAAAGATTTGGAAGATGTTATTTGACTTATAAGAGATGGTGGATAAGCAGTTCTTGCATCTGCAGATCTAGAAAGAACAGCTCTATCTCCTACTTTAAATCCATGATCAACATCAGTAAAGACTTCATAAGTAAAGTCTGAAACGTCTATTAATCCTAATTGCTTTACTTTATATGTTGGTGAAACATTATAGAACCAATTGGATAATCGGTAATCAGTATTACCAATTCCTAAAGCTTTAATTTTTATACTATCTCCACTACCATAAAGACAACTTGCTCTATCATATTCTAAATTATGAACAACAGAAGTAATTCTTACTTCAATAGTTTCATCTTGATCAAGCACTGACTTTCCATGTGCAAAAGTATTAATACCAACTGATTCTGCACTTGAAATAGTTTTACCGATTCCACTTAATCCAAAAAATTGAGTTAAGTTTTTAGATGTATATGAACTTACTCCTACAGTACCATCAATATATCTCCAATGAAGTTCTCCATCTGTTGCAAACCCAACTGTTGAGTCAACATCAAAAGTAGTTGCTCCTGCTGCTACTGCACCAACTATTCTAGTTCTGGGATGAGTATTAAATGTACCATAAGTAGCACCTTCAACCCTTGAGTCTCTATTATAACCAGCATCTACACTAAACTTATAGAATGTCTCTCCAACACCCACTGCAATCTTTTCTACGTGAGTTATAGGAGCATATGCCTTCTCTAAGTCAGAACCTTCATATTCATCTTGGAATAAAGTAGATAACTCCAAATTCATTGGATCACCTGTAATAGGTTCTACAACAAAATCTCTTGTAATTTTATAGTTAGCATTAGATGGTGTAAAAAGGAAATCACGAGGTCTAATAATATTAACTTTTTCGTTATATAATGCTTTAAATAAAATTTCAAAACCTCTATCAGTACCTTTACTTAAATAAAAGTCTTTGGATTGTTTTAGAAAAACTTCTTGATTTAATTTGTCTGTAAGTTGTCTTCCTTCTAAACCTGGTGTAATTTGATGTTTTGTTTTAGTTAAAAATTCTTTAAGGAAGAGACAACTTAAATTTTCTATAGTTGATCCTTTAGCATGTTGCTCTGCCGTTGTAGATTCAAAAACTAATTCTTCAGCATTAGTAGGACTTCTATAAGAAGTAACACCACTAAATCCTCTAACGCATCCTGTAAACCCAAAAGTAGTTATTCCAGTGTATGTAATAATCTCATCATTAATTTTTAATAATCCATAAGAATCTGGGAAACCCAAAGTTCCTGTTGGATAGTTTTGCATATCAATATCAATTGCATCACTAGCAATTCCAACAGTTGCACCTAAACCAACAGAATATGTAAGATTAGTAAGATTATCAATTTTTACATATTGGTCAATATTACTAACTAAGTCAATAGGACCACCTTGATATTCCTGACCCTGATAATATGATTTTAAAAACTCTGCGACTAAAGGATAATCGGATTTTACATATCCAGGAAGCTGGTTCTGAACTATGTTACTAAACTTAACTCTTTTTGTTGTCATTGGATATTTCTATTCTTAGTAGGATGAAGCACCAGATGTGCCAGAGAAAGATGAGGGAGTGGTTGCACCACCACCACTAGTGCTAGGAACCGCAGAGGATGTAGTAGTTGTTGTTATATCACTATTCCGACCTCCTGCACGGACTAAGTTGCCATTAGCATAACTTGAAGAGGTAATATAATTTGAACCAGATGGATCTAATCCAGAAGCAATTTCATCAACTACAGTTTCAAAATTACTGTTACTTATATCTAGTTGCAAATAAAGATCCTGTAATCCGATAACATCATTAGAGAGAGGACATGCTGAAATCTCAATAATCGTCTGTCCATCCTTTATCATTCCAGATTGAACATTAATTGGATTAATAGTAACAACTCCACTCTTATAATCGATAGTTCCCACATTTCTTTTAATAATAGTAGGAGATTGTGAATCTATTGAAGGAAGAGAGAATAAAAATAGAGATCCAGTTAATCTATTGGTATTTGGTATATCTGAAATATAAACATCATCCATCACTCCAGCTATTTTAAATGCAGATGACTTAATATTATATCCACTCATACTCTTAATATGAAATTCATTACCAAAACCAATTTGGTACTCTGCAAAGGCATTTAGAACTGCTCTAATGTCTCTTCTTATATAAACAGTCGTAATATTGGAAGTTATTGCTTCATTACTTTGATCGATGATATTTAAGAACTTACTATATTTGAATCTAGCACCATATTTGTTCATATCAGAAGATTCAGCATATTTTTCAGCATTACCTTGAACTAAGGTAGAAACATATGCTGCGTTTGGAGCAAGATTAGTGTTAAAATAAATTTTTGAGTTAACTTCAAGGTACAAATACTTCAAATCAAGTATTTCAGGCACAATTCCTGCAACCGCATACTTTTTCAACTTTAATTTAATCTTTTCTTTGATCAAACTTGGTAAAAAGTCACCAGTTCTTGGTTTTATGCTAATAAAGACCTTTCCAAATTGAGGAGGAATCAAATCTTCACCTCCAAAAACGGAAATTGACTCAGTTTCAGGATAAATCCTTGCTGGAATCAAAGATTCGTAGTCATTTGACGTAACTGCTCTATTTTGAGATGAATAAATCCTTGGAGCAAACTTTCTAACCGATTCTACAGACTCAATTGTCTCTCCACCTGATGCAGAGAGTCCAGTAGTCATTAAAGAGATACCAGAACTGATAGTATAAGTGGAAGCATTACGTGTATACTCAATTCTACCTGCAAAATTGAAAGAACTTAGTCCATTTGCAGAATCTCCAGCAGAAGTGATGTAATTAATGGTTATAAAGTTACCATCTTCGAGTTCTTTTCCAAAAATTCCATCTCCAAAGAATATTTGATATCTTTCATCTTCTATTTCTTGTAAATAATAAACTTTTGAGTCAGATTTTACGTCAAAAAGACTATTTTGAACACTATATTTTGTTTCTGTGGTAGATGCTTCGTTTGGACGTACAGAAACTGTGATTAAATCTGTATCAACTCCAATATTTGGTAAAATAAACTTCTGATTTGGAATTCTTGATGAATATGTAAAGGTTTGTGTCAATAATGTACCTTCAAAAACCTCAACATCGTTAAATTCTGCAATTCCGTTAAAAACTGGAACTGTAATATCACTTAAAATTGAAAAAACAAAGGATTGACCACCAAAAGCACTTGATGATGCTGCCACAGGACCTTTCTTAAGGGTTAATGTAGCAGGTGAAGGTGTAATTCCACTCGTATTTACGAAAAATGATACAGTTGCCCTTGCTGCTTGTCTTGGACGGGGTACATAACCTATATTTCTTGCTAACGAAACGATGTTTTCTCTTAAAGTTGCAGTATCAATGAACACTTCGTTAGTGATCATGTTCGCATTATAAGAAGTAATGTAAGTATTGTATGCCAGAACATCTAAAAGCGTTGAAAGGTTAGATCCTTCAAAGTCATAATCGGTAAAATTCGAGTTTGACTTTAGATATTCTTGTAAAGTTGTCTTAACTTGGTCAAAATCCAAGTTAGAGAAATTAGCTAATGGCATTTTTACCTACTTGACTGCAATACAAATTGTAATTCTTGTGCTGGAATTTCAATTCCGATGATCTCATATACGATAGTTACGTCAAAAGTGTTATTATCATAGTCTGGAAATGCTTTCACATCGATCAATTGCACTCTTGGTTCAAAGTTTTCTATAGATTCACGTAACTCATCAACAATAATGGCTGCTGTGATGTCATCAATGTTCTCAAATAGTGATTCAGTAATCCTAGAACCGAAAGTTGGTTCAAAGAACTTCTCTCCAGGCAATGTGAAAACAATATTTCTTACAGAACGTGCAATTGCATTTGCATTTTTAAGCACAATGAGGTCATCATTCAGGGGATTTGCCTGAAATGTCATACTAAGATCCTTAAATCCTTGACTAACCCGTTCTAAAGGCACATTAATACACCAATTATTGTTTATTTATTAAGGATTGTATACTCTTATTCTGTAAGAGTCATTGCATCCACTTCATAATCCAATCCATCCTCTTCAAAATCCCCAAAAATCTCACTTTGGACTAAATCATCACGTTTTTTAGGTGTAAGATGGTCATTATTAACCTCTCTTAGCATTTTTTTCTTGGAGTTTTCCATAATTTTAGTATGTTTTTACTATTTAACATAAAAAAAGGAGGGACTTAACCCTCCTTCATTATTTTCCTTGTCCTCGGTAAGGTTTTTTTGCCTTATTACGAGACGTTGCGGATAGTAGCGTTCGAGCCGAGCGGCCTTGACGAGTTTTTTTCGGACGAGACTTCTGATAACCCCCATCAGTTATGTTAGAAAGCATTGGCATTAGTTCATTTCCTCCAATTTAGTTTGTAATAAAAAAGATACTGACTCCTCTGTTGCCTGAACTCTATAAGAAACTCCATCTCTACGAGAAAGTTCGGTGAGGATCTCTGCGGATAAATCCCATAACTCTTCTGTTTTGAGTTGGGTATTCACCGACATCTTAAATAACCCTTGTTTTTTCATGTCCTACACGTATGCGAGGGTCGCACCATGTCTCAATACCCATTTCCTTTGCATCAAGGCAGAAAGACACGTCCTCACCACACATATCCTGAACTGCACCTGACTCAAAGACTTGCATCTTAGGAGCAAACCAAGGGTATTCCATATCCTCGAAGACACCCTTCTTAATCAACACCCATCCAAAACCTGTATAATCAACTGTGAAAGGTTTGTTGCGTTTGCCCATAGACTCAACGGTCTCGTGATTCATAACTCCGCCGTTCTTACGGAAGTCTTCCTCTTCTAACCAATGAGCAACTGATGTAGTATGTCCATCCTCTGTAGCATACCAACCTGCTGCGATCTTTCTTTCGTCACCTTCAGCAGGAATGGCAAGATCAGCAAGCTGCCAGAACTTATCCACATTAAAAACAATGTCATTATCAATCCAGAGTTGATAATCATACTGAAGTTTACCATCCCAAGGTTTCTGATCAGCACCACGTAAAACATTTGCACCTAAACACTTACAACGTGCAAAGTTTACCATTGATGAGTAATCTTGTGATATCTGAATACTCATTCCTGCCTGTACCATGTCAAAAGACAATTGTACGAAATTCTTTAAGAAGGTATATGAACATCCTCTACCTGGTAAACAAAATACTATAGTCTTTCCTTTCCATCTTTCCTTGATAGCAGGGATATCCCACTTTGGTTCTTCCTTTGTAGGAGCCTTTGCTTTAACAGTAAATCCTTTTGCCATAACCTTTTAGTTACCTTCAATCCAATTATACAACGATATTATATAGTTGTCAATTAATTAAATGCATATTGAAGGAAACCGAAACACGAGTAGTATCTAATGAATGAGGTTCAACATAATGTGGAAGATCTGATGGAAATATAAGTACTTCTCCTGCCTTTGCATTTACATATACACCTTCCCCTATATCCAACTCTGGGAATGCTAAGTATAGATTACTTCGACTATGTTGTAAAGGGTCTATGAATACTAAAGAGTTATTATTATCAGTAAGATACCATATACCTGATAGATCAGACTTTGGGTGTGTATGCTGAAAGTTAAAGTCTCCTTTCTCATTTACATTCAACCACCAATTCGCAGGTCTAATCTTATCTTTGAATGTTAATGAATCTAGTATATGTTCTCTAAAAGGAAAAGGAAGATAATCAAAGGTCTGTGCAACACTCTGATACCCTCCCCTATTTGATCTTTGCTTATTATCATTATCCTCTTTATAATCTAATGCCCACTCATATGCACCTCTGGGTAATTCATTATAGGTTCTCCATATAGGAGTACCAAACTTCATTACATTTTCCATCTAGTATGAATCGTCACCACTTGGTTCTATTCTTATTGGTCCTCCAACACCCACTGTGGGAGCTGCCTTCTCAAACGACAAGTCTCCTGCACTATAATCTGTCTTTAGCAACCCTACCATGACGTTGAGTAGTTCCCATGTCTCCTCAAACTCGTCTTGTTTTAAATTATGATATATGCAACGATCCTTTATGTAGATATGGTATGTCGTTATATTACTTAAATCTTCAGGGGGCATTTTTCACTTGGGGATTTTTTTTATATATGAAACCTGAGAAGGTCAAAAAATTTTTTCGGGATTTTTATATATACAACTCGATCTGTCACCTCTGTAGGTTAGGAAGGTTCCTTTTTTTATAAACGGGGGCAACGCGACGCAGGGCAATAACACACAAGGGGGCAAAACACTGCCAATAACTGATATAAACCATTCTACAATATTATGAGCAGAGTGTCAAGAACCCTGCCCATATTGCGTTTACTAATTGTTACTTATAGTGCCGTATCTTCCACCTCCACAATATCATCGAGAACTGCCAATATTTCA